CTGGCTGCGCTGAGCGTGGCTGAGCTCAAGAAGCTGGGCGTGAGCGTGGAAGAGACCGGCGACGTGGTGTTTGTGACCGACAGCACGGCGGGCGTGGACAAGTTGGTTAAGGCCCTGCTCAAGGGCGTCGAGGAAGATGTGCAGGAGGGCGCATGACCTGCCCCTGCAAATTGCAGATCAACAGCACTGGCGCCTGGCGCGATGTGCTGCGCTTCGATATTGACGCCGTGGACACCGTTGCACTGATGGATGCCGCGAGCACTCTGCTGCTCATTGCCGACCCTGACGGTCACGCAAGCCTGCGCATCGCGACTGCCGACGCACACCAGCGCGCACGGGTTCGGTGGGATGCCAAGAAGGGCTGGGTAGATGCGTGACCAGACTCGCCATCCACAAGAACCACCTGGCCGCGATCCACATCGCCTTTAAGGCGCTGGGCATTAGCAAGGAGGACGCCATTGCCCTGAAGCAATCGGTCACCGGCAAGGCCAGTTCCGCCGACATGACCGATCAACAGCGCAAGCGCCTGCTGGCACGCCTGGCCGAGTTGCAGGCGGACCGTGCTACGCAGCGGGGTGAGAAGCCGGCCTTCGTGCCCAAGCGTCAGCCCTTGCAACGCACCGTGGATGACGACCAGGACGACCGCTGGGCTAAAGCCCGGGTGCTGTGGGCCGCGCTGGCCACGGCGGGCCATGTGCATACAGATACCGATGCCGCACTGATGGTCTATGTCAAACGCCAAACGCACATGGAGCATTGGCGTTTTCTCAACAGCCACCAGATCAACAGCGTGATCGAAGCGCTCAAGCGCTGGTGCCGCCGTGTGAATGTGCCGACCGAGAGGGTGGAATCCCATGGATGATCCCCGTATCACTCAGGCCGAGCTCACCGTGCTGGAGGCCATGCTGCCCGAAGGCCTGACGCCCGACATGCGCGATGTGGCGCAGTGCCTGTTTGAGGCGGTGGTACTGGCAGACCCGCGTTGCGGGCAATCCCCGACAGATTACGGGTGGGGTCTGCAATTGCAAACCTGGGCGCAAATGGCGGTGATGCAGTTACAGCACCTGGCTAACCAGAAGGGTGGCGTGGCGGTGTACCTGGCAAAGGGCGTCACGGCCCACTTGTCGGCCCGCGATCGCAAAATGTGCGCGGAGTTCCGGGGCGACTACCAGGTGCTGGCGCGCAAATACAATTTGACAGAAATGCGCGTACGCCAGATTGTGGACACCTGGCAGCGTGCGCAGTTTCTAACCCGCCAGCAGGGTCTGCCAGGACTGGACTGATTGCCCAGCGTCGCGCTGTAAATACTAAAGCGCTTTAGTTATCGCATAGGGACTTGCCTGCCGACACTTGCGGCATGCCTCAAGCAAACCCCGCACTCAATACCGCAGCGCCGCTGCAAATATTCAAGCCTGGCCGCCACACCGCCATGAGTGGGCAGGCACTGGCATTCTCCGAGTCCGATCTGCAGGCCACCGTCGCCGCGTATGACCCGGCCAAACATGAAGCCCCGTTGGTCGTTGGTCACCCCGCGCACGATATGCCTGCCTATGGCTGGGTCAAGGCATTACAGTTTTCTGAGGGCGGCATTGACGCCACCCCAGCGCAGGTCAATACCGACTTTGCCGACATGGTGGCCGCTGGTGCGTTCAAGAAGATCAGCGCATCGTTCTACTCCCCCAATTCACCAGCCAACCCTGTGCCTGGCGTGTACTACCTGCGCCACGTGGGTTTCCTGGGCGCCCAGGCACCTGCCGTCAAGGGCATGCGTTCGCCGTCATTCGGTGACAGCGACGAAGGCGTAGTGACGTTCAGCGAGTGGGATGACGTGACCAATGCTGCTCTGTGGCGCAACCTGCGTGAGCACCTGATCGGCACCGTAGGCCAGGACAAGGCCGATGCGGTCATACCCGCCTACATGGTCACCAGCCTGGAGCAGGGCGCCCAGGACGAAGTGCGCGAAGCCGCTGCAGAAGACACGACCACTGCATCTGTTGTGTCCGCATCCCAATTTTCCGAACCCAACCCGAAGGAGATCACCGTGACCCCAGAAGAAAAAACCGCCCTGGAAGCCGAGAACACCCGCCTGCGTGCCGAGCTCGTGCAAAACAAGGCTGATCAAACCCACGCTGCCAACCTGGCGTTTTGCGATGGCCTGCCCGGCGTGCTGCCTGCCTGGCGAGGTGTGGCCGTAGCCACGCTGGACCACCTGGCCGCGCAGCCCGCCGTGGTTGAGTTTGGCGAAGGCGATGCCAAGGCCCCACTGGCTGATCGGTTCAAGGCCATGCTGGCCGCACTGCCTGGTGCGGTTGTGTTTGGTGAGCATGCAACTTCTGCCCGCGCTGGTGTCACCGTTGACTTTGCCGATGCGCAGGCAATTTCTGATGCTGCAACTGCGCACCAGGTAGAGGCCGCAGCCAAGGGCCAAGACCTGACGCACGCGCAGGCCGTGGCGGTGATTACCGCCAAGCGCACGTAACTGACCCCTAACCCCAACCCACTTTGAACCGGAGCCTTTCATGAGCAATGCACTTCTCTTTAAGAACTACACGGCTGCAATGGCCATCCCCGCCTACCGCATCTGCAAGTTTTCCGCGCTGGACACAGTGACACTGGGCACTGCGGCGACCGACAGTTTGATAGGCGTTAACGCTGACGTGGCCCCCGCGATCGGTGAGCGTTGCGACCTGGTGCGCCAAGGTATTGCCTTCATTGAGGCCGGTGCGGCAATAGCCCAGGGTGCGCCAGTGACCTCGGATGCCACCGGGCGTGCCGTGACGGCTGCGCCAGGTGCAGGTGTCAACAACCGATTGATTGGTTTCGCAGACGAAGCCGCCAGTGCCGCTGGCGACGTGATCCGCGTGCTGGTCGAACTTGGCGTGATGCAGGGCTGATAGCCCGAACGATCCGCGACAGATTCTTTTTCAACTGAACCAGGACAAACACCATGTCAACCACCGCATTTGCAGTCAACCCGGAACTCACCGCTGTAGCCATTGGCTACAAAAACCGCGACATCGACATGATCGCGGACACGGTGCTGCCACGCATCTTGACGCCCAAGAAGTTTGCGTACACCAAGTACAACCAGGCCGACGGTTACACCGTGCCCGCCACCCGCGTGGGCCGCAAGAGCGACCCCACCATGGTGGACTTCGGTGGTGTGCTGGTGAATTCCGAATGCGTTGACTATGGTCTGGATGACCTGGTGCCCAACGACGAGGTGGAAGCTTGGGCCGCTATGTACAAGCCCAGCACCGCCGTCAGCCCCTTGGCCAAGAGCACCAGTTTGCTCAGCGGCCTGGTGCTTCTGGACCGCGAGATCCGCGTGGCCGCCACGGTGTTCAACGCTGCTACCTACACCGGTAGCAACCAGGCCACGCTGTCGGGCACGTCGCAATGGTCTGACTTTGCCAACAGCAACCCGCTGGACGCTCTGCTGGCCGCGCTGGATGTGCCACTGTTCCGCCCCAACACGATTGTGCTGGGCCAGGCTGCATGGACCAAGCTGCGTCAGCACCCCCGCCTGATCCAGGCGGCCAACGCCAGCGCACAGACCGGTGGCGCCATTACCCGCAAGGATCTGGCCGACCTGCTGGAAGTGCGCGATGTGGTGGTGGGCGCAGGCTTTGTGAACACGGCCAAGAAAGGCCAGGCGGCCACTTTTGCGCGGGTTTGGGGCAAGCACTGCGCGCTCTTGTATGTGGGCACCGATCTGGCCAATGCTGACCAGCCTTGCTTTGGCTTTACCGCCCAGTTTGGCTCGCGCATCGCCATGACCATGCCTTCCAGCAAGGGCCTGCGCGGTGGTGAACAGCTGCGCGTTGGCGAGTCGGTCATGGAGGTGATCTCTGCGAACGACGCTGGCTACTTCTTCCAGAACGCGGTGGCCTGAGTCCATCTCACTCTGTATTTACAACCCAACCTGAAAGAGGCCTCCCATGGCAAAAGCCCCATCAAAGACAGCCGCTGCTGCTCAAAGCATGCAGACCGTGCGCGCCCTTGTGCCCGTGCAGTATGACCAGATGTCGATCGCACCGGGCTACACGTTTGATGTTCGCGCAGAAGACCTTGACCAATTGGTTGAAGTGAATGCCGTTGCGTTAGAAACGGCCTTAGTGTCCAGCTTGCCAGCTGCCTGAAACACGCCCTAAGCACGCTTGAAGAGCCATGACCTACGCCACCCAGTCTGACCTGACCGATCGCTTTGGTGCGGTTGAGCTGGCGCAGCTGACGGACCGGGTCAATGGCTCTGTGATTGACGTCACGGTGCTGGGCCGGTCTTTGAGCGATGCGGATGCCGAGATCGACAGCTACCTGGCCACGCGCTACAGCTTGCCACTGGCTTCAACGCCGGTGGTGCTGGTGCGCATGGCGGCAGACATTGCGCGCTACCGCCTATGTGCCGATGGCGTGCCCGATACGGTGCTGCAACGCTACCAGGATGCAGTGAGCCTGCTCAAGCGCATGGCCAGTGGCGAGGTGCAGTTGGCCGGTAGCACGGTGCTGGCAGTAGCCACTACCGGTAGCGGCAATGCGGTGCATACGCGCACACCCACGCGCACGTTCAACGCGGATGTGCTGGGGACGTACTGATGGACCTGAGCGCCATTGTTGCCCGGCTTAAAGCGCAGCTTACGGGTGTGAAAGACGTGGGAGTAGTGGCCGACCTGGTTGCCGCCGCAACGGGCATGGTGGCTACGCCCAGTGCGTTTGTGCTACCGCTGGCCGACAGCGCGGTGGACATAGGCATGCTGAGCCAGACGGGCGAAAAGATTGCGCAGACGTTTGGTGTGGTGCATTGCATCAACAACCGGCGCGATGCCAAGGGTGGTGCAGCCCTGGATGACTTGAAGACTTTGCGCCTGGCATTGCGCGCAGCCCTGGTGGGCTGGGTGCCCGATGCCAGCAATGGCGAGGCAGTGACCTTTGCCAGCGGACGATTGCTCCAACTGGACGGCGATGGCCGCCTGTGGTGGCAGGACGAATTTGAACTGACAACGTATTACTGGAGCACTTGATGGACAACCAAGACAACAACGCTATTGCAACACCTGCAACACCTGCAGCCACGCCTGAGAACACCCCGCTGCCAGGTGGCGGCAGCTGGCATTGGGACGAGCCTACAGGTGCCTGGGCTGAAAACCTGCCCTACGCGCCGCCGATTGCCACCACCACCACAGCTACACAGGAGTAAATCATGGGTCGTCTAGTCAAGAAAACAGTTATTTTGGCAAAAGTCGAGACCACGACTGGAACCGACGCAGTGCCCACTGGCGTAGCCAATGCCATCCAGGTGATGGACCTGTCCATCACGCCCGTTGATGCAAAGATGGTGTCGCTTAACACCATCACGCCATGGTTTGGCGGCACCATTGACCTGGTGGCCACGAGCTGCGTCAAGATGAGCTTTAGCGTGCTGCTGGGCGGTGCTGGCCTGGCTGCCACTGGCCCGGCCTGGGGCCAGTTGTTGCTGGGTTGCGCCATGGCAGAAACCACCGGCCTGCTCACCCCCAACCGGGTGGAGTACAACCCCATCACCGACCTGATGAAGACGCTCAGCATCTATTGGTATGACGATGGCATGCTGCACAAAGGGCTGGGTGCGTTTGGCACGGTCAAGCTGTCAGCCAAGGCGGGCGAAGCACCCAAGCTGACTTTTGACTTTATTGCAGTGGATGGCACTCCAACCGCAGCGGCAAACGCGACTGCCGTGCTGACCGCCTGGAAGACTCCACCCACCATTACCAAGGCCAATGTGACCGACATCCTGTTGGGTTGCACCTATGCCGCTGGCGTGTTGACGGGCGGCACCAGCTACAACTCTACCGGCCTGACGCTGGACTGGGGCAACCAGACGGCATTTGTGCCCATGCTGACCACTGAAGAAACGGTGCTGACGGACCGCAACATCAAAGGTACGGTGGAGCTGGACCTGACAGCTGCACAGGAAGTGACACAGATCGCCAATGTGAAGGCCAATGTGTTTACCGGGCTGGGCTTTGTGATTGGCAACACCAGTGGCAACAAGATCATGATTTATGCGCCCGCTGCGCAGTTGATATCCCCCAAGAAGGTGGACCTGAGCGGCAAGCGGCTGATCGGGTTTGACATCGGGTTCAACCCCGTAGCTGGCAACGATGAAATCAAGCTGATCAGCCTGTAAAGCCCTTTAATTTCAAGAAACAAATCATGTACACACTCGCTATAGAAAACACGGTAGACGTGCCTGTCAAGTTCACCCTCAAGGTGGGCAAAGTCAACAAAACGTTTGCCTTCAGCCTGACCGCCCAGCGCCTGGAGCAAGACGAGATCACGGCGCGGCTGAAGGATTGCGAATTCAAGTTCAAAGCCTTTTTACAAAGCGAAGGTCTGGTGAGCGACTGGACAGGCCAGCGCCTTGTGCTGGATGCCGATGGCAACCCTGCGCCCTTTGGCGAGGCGTCGTTTGAGATGATGCTCAACGTTCCAGGCGTGGCCAAAATGTGTTACGAAGCCTACGGGAAGGAATGCGAAGCGAAGGAAAAAAACTAGCACAGGTCGCGCGCATCCAAGCGCGTGGCCTGCTGCACATACCTAAGCCCACCAATAGTTATGCGCCAGGCACTGAGCTTGATGCCGAGTTTGACGAATCCTTGGCGGCCTGGGGTTTGTGCCAAGCGGATGATGACGGCGACGCACCACCGCCACCCGATGACAAGTGCTATCTGTGGCCGTGCAATGTTCCGGCCTTCAATGTGTGGCAAGCCATACAAACCCAGTGGCGCACTGCGTCGGGCATGGATGGCATACACCGCACCGGCTTGGACTACACCGGCATTGCCACCTATATGCGTGAGGTTTTACGAATGCGGCCTAACAGGCGCTGGGGTGAAGTCTGGATTGGGCTGCAAGCCATGGAGGTGGCAGCCATCAACGTATGGAACGAGCGCCGGGCTTGAGAGGCAGCCCAACATAGTGGCAAAGCAAGAGCCGAAAGCAGCAGCGCGGCGAGCAAGCCCAGGCTTGGAAAGGCCTGCAATGCTTGCAAACCGATCCACCACAGTGCCATGAAGACGAGAGTCGATTTCATGCGCGCATCTTACGCTCGGGACGGCCACCATGGCGAATGAAGTCAAGATCACCCTGTCGGCAGACGGCTCCGGGCTCAAGCTTGCGGTGGGTGATGCACAAACGCAGTTCATTGAGTTCGGCAAGACAGCGGCGGACGCTGGCGATAAAGCGACCGACAGTTTCAGCGCCACTCGCAAAGGTATTGTCAGCATCAGCGAGCAGCTCAAGAATGTGCAGGCCACTATGGTGGACCTGGCTAAGGCAACCGCGGCTGTTTGGGCCGTTGACAAAGTGGTAGCTTATGCCAAGGAAATGGCCACGCTTAACGCGCGGTACCAGGAGCTGGGTGCGGTGATGCCTGTCGTGGGGCGCAATGCAGGCTATACGGCGACAGAAATGAATGCCGCGGCGTCGTCGATGCAGCACGCGGGAATCTCCATGCTGGAGTCGCGCAACACGGCCATCCAGTTGGCCCAGGCGCAGATCAACCTGGCCGATGCGTCCAAGCTGGCCCGCATTGCGCAGGACGCAGCAGTGGTGGGAAACATGAATTCAAGCGAGGCGCTTAACCACATGATCTACGGCATCAAGTCCGGCCAGATTGAGGTGTTGCGCACGATTGGCATCAACGTCAACTTTGAGCAGAGCTACAAGGCCATGGCACACCAGCTGGGCGTGAGCACCGAGGCATTGACCGAGCACCAAAAGATGCAGGCCCGTGAAAATGCGGTCTTGGAAGAGGGCACGAAGTTGACCGGCGCATATGAGGCCGCCATGGGAACGGCAGGCAAGCAGATGCGCAGCATGGCGCGCTATACCGAAGATCTGAAGGTGATGCGCGGTGAGGTGTTCAACGAAGCCCTGACCGTGGGAGTGATGGCCTTTGTCGACCAGCTTAAGGAGGCCAATTCGGAGACGGTGAGGCTCTCGGAAAACCAGACTCTGGCCCAGTGGGGCTCCGATGTAGCCGATGGGCTGGCATTCGCAGCTGATGCGGCGATGAAGGTATACGCGACGTTCAAGGCGGTAGGTGACGCCATTGGCTGGGCGGCTGCGCAGTTGGTGCTGCTAAAAATGCCTACCAATACCAAGCAGGAGTTGGATGCCTATTTGGCCGCGCGCGATGCCATAAACGAGGAAAGCAGGCAGCGCCAGGCGGCGTATGACAAGCTGGACACCATGTTCACAACCTCTCTGGAGAAGCGCCGCGCCACTCAGAGGGCGGATAGTGATGCCAAGGTTGAGCTGGAAAAGGATTACGCCCAGCGCTCACTGATAGTGATGCAGGCGTATGCGAATTCGAGCGCAGAGATACAGAAAAAGGCCCAGCTTGATCTGGCCAAGAGCATGTACCCGCAGGAGTTTCCGGATAAGCCCAAAGATAAGCCTGTGCTGAATGCGCACAAAGGAACGGGAAACGCCTTTGAGGACCAGCAAACCGCAATGAAAGAGTGGGAGAAGGCCATGCTGTCTGCAGATGCCGCCTACTCAAAAGCCACGGCAAAGGCAGATGGTTTGAGTGAATCCGAAAAGGCATTGCGCGACTACATGGCTTCAAGCGCCGCCGTCATCGCTGAAAAACTCGTTCCCGGAACAACTGCTCTGGTGGAAGCTCGGTACAAAGCTGCTATTTCCGCAGAAGCTGCAAACGCATCCGCCAAAGCGCAAATGGAATACATGGAGTCCATTGGTAAGTCTGGTGCAACTGAAGTTAAACAGCTTGAGGATAAGGTCGCCAAGCAAATCGAACACAACGCAGAAATTGGCAAAACCAAAGAGCAGATTGAACGATACAAACAAAGCGTTGAAGATGCTGCCACTGTTGAACTTGAGTCTCAGGCACAGGCTATCGACCTGATGCTGGAGAAGAATACGCTGCTGGTGAACTATGGTGACATTCTGGGAGTAATGTCCAGCCAGTCAAAGGAAATATACGAACTTGAATTGAAGTCGCTGCGCGAGCAAATTGACCTGCGTAAAAAGTTGTCAAAAGGCTTTTCTGAGGGCGCTGTCAAAGAAGCTGGGGTAGAAGCCGAGAAGGAAATCACCGCCGAGCGAAAAAAGGGCTGGGAAGAAACCGACCGCCTGGCCCGCGAGGTGTTTACTGCTCAGGAGGTGAGCGCGCAGCGGGTTGGGGATGTGCTGAAGAAGGCGCTTAAATCTGCCATCTACGAAGCCACCTTCAAGCCGATCGCGTTCCAGATCTACAGCAGCGTTGCGGGTGGTGCGCCTGGTACAGCGGGCGGTGCTGGTAGCGGACTCACGCAAACCGCCGGCAGTTTTGGTGCGTCGGCATCTACCATGCTGGGCAGCACATTCGCTGGCACAGCCTACGGAACAGGTGCAACACTGGCAGGCGCTGGCATGGGTGCAGAGGCGTTCAGTGCAGGCGTCACCATGATGGGAGAGGCAACAGGCTTTAGCAGCTTCATGGCTGGCGCCGGTCAGGCATTGGGTGCTGTACCGGTCATTGGTCAAGTGGCGCTCGCTATGGCTGTTATATCTGCGCTGACCAGTGACAAGTTTGTCAGCGCCAGTGATTCAGGCCGCGCCCGCATCGACTACAGCGCCGCCGGTGTCGGTGGTTCGGCTTACTCCACCACGGGTGACTACAGCCAGATCACCACCGCATCCAACGCTGCCAATGCGCTTGAAAAGTCCTACATCGACGTTGCGAAGTCCTTGGGCGCAAAGGCCATCAGCGGTGCGTTTGAAGTGGGCTACAACACGGGCGCGGGTGGTGCACATGCCAACACAGTCATAGGAGCAAACTTCGGCAGAAGCGGCTACAGCAGTGGCGAGGTCAGCAGCTCAGACACTGCAGCCGT